CCCCCTGCCTGTGAGGCAACGGGAACCTGTACCAAAGACCTGCTAGGACCACCCAAATGAAACCCACCTTGGACGAGAAGTTGAAGTTTGTCATCGGCGTCGGCATGACGATCACCCTGATGGGCATCGTTTTCACGGTGCTGTACTCACTCGTGTTTGTCACCCAGCCGATGGGCGGCATGGCCCCCAATGACGCTCGGTTCTTCGAGTTGCTGTTCCCCATCGCCACGTTCATCACCGGCTCACTGGGCACCCTGTTGGCCATCAACACCGACCCGGCCAAGCCCAAAAAACCCGAGCCAACCTCTGAAACCCCCGAAGGAGTTTGACCATGACCCAGTTGACCAAGAACTTCTCCCTCCATGAATTGACCAAAAGCGAAGCCGCTCTGCGTCTTGGTCTTGAAAATGAGCCTGACGAACAACAACTCGCAGCTTTAAAGCTGCTGGCCGAAAAGGTCCTCCAACCAGTGCGAGATCATTACAATAAAGGCGTAAAGGTTAATTCCGGCCTGCGAGTCTTGCTGGTCAACCGCGCAATCGGCAGCAAGGACACATCCGATCACGTAAAAGGTCAGGCCGGCGACATCGAAATCCCCGGTGTTGCTAATGCTGAGTTGGCCGAGTGGGTCAAGGACAATCTTGAGTTCACGCAGTTGATTCTCGAGTTCTACACTCCTGGCATCCCCGACTCCGGTTGGGTGCATGTGAGTTATGATCCTGATAACCTGAAGAAGCAAGTGATGACTGCGACTAAGCAGGGCGGAAAAACGGTGTACTTACCAGGCCTTGTTGCCTAAAGGAACGCGTAAATGCCACAAGCAATGACCTTTGCGTCGCTTCAAAACGACGTCCGCAGCTACCTGGAGCGAGGGGCGTCTGCCGTTACCGACCCATTGGTTTATGCGCAAATCCCCAGCTTAATCAACTTTGCAGAGCGGAGGATTAGCCGCGACTTGAAAATTCAAGGCTTTCAAACGGTCGTTGTGACTAGTTTGCAGGCGGGAGTGGCTGTTCTTCCAAAGCCGGATCGCTGGCGCGAGACCATCTCGATGAACATCGGAACGGGAACGGGGAATAACACTCGTGTCCAGATTTTCTCGAGGGCCTACGAGTACATCAGAAGCTACTGGCCCAATGACACGCAAGTTGCGGAGCCGGTGTTTTACGCCGACTACAATTACACCAATTGGATCATCGCGCCCACGCCTGATGCGGCATATCCCATTGAGATCCTGTACTACGAGCTGCCCGTCTTGTTGGATGAGAACACGCAAACCAACTGGCTCACTCAGTATGCTCCTAACTTGTTGCTGTATGCGACCTTGTTAGAAGCTACGCCCTTTTTGAAAAATGACGAGCGCATCCCGGTTTGGCAGACCATGTATGCATCTGCGGCCCAAGCCCTGCAAGGCGAAGACCTGAGCAAGATCTTAGACCGCGGTGCCGTAAGAAACGAGGCATGACATGACGACATATACAAACATTTTTGGCGGTAGCAATATCTCCCCAGCCGAGATCAGTTACTCCGAAGTCTCGCTAACTGCAAACACTACGTTTGATTGGGCCCTTGAAACGGCTCCTTCAAGCAACTTGATTGCCGGCATCATGGACGTGACGGCGACAGCCGGTCCGTGGAGCCTGACATTGCCTAGCGCTCTTGAGGCCTCTACTGGCCAAGCCATCTTGTTCAACAACGTTGGGGCCAGTTCCTTTATCATCAGGAACAACAGCGGCACGCAGGTTGCAGCACCGGCTCCTGGCCAAGTCTGGCAGATCTACCTGACTGACAACACAACCGCCGGGGGCACTTGGCTTGCATTTCAATTTGGAGCAGCCGTTTCGACCGCTAACTCAGCCTCGCTTGCCGGGACTGGCTTGGTGGCCATTGGCTCGCTGTTGTCTTTGGCCATGCCTGTTACGTTCTTTGGAACTAACTACACGGCAAACGTCACGGATAGGGCCAAGACGCTGATCTGGAACGGGGGCGCAGGAACCATCACCATGGCAGTTGCCGGAACCCTTGGCAACGACTGGTTCTTCCAGCTTCGCAACGAGGGCACGGGGGCCCTTTTGGTCGATCCCCCTGGCTCCCAGACCATTAACGGTTTGGCGACTTTGAACTTTCAACCCGGGGATTCGGCCATCATTTTTACTGATGGCAACAACTTCTACACGATTGGCTACGGCCAGGCTCCTGTCTTCGCATTTGACTATACGTCGATCAGCGTGGCAGGTTCTGGCAACTACGTCTTGTCTGGCAGCGAACTCAACAGGATTGCTTACAACTTTACGGGCGTCTTGACCGGCAACCGTACGGTCATCGTGCCGCAGACAGTTCAGCAATACTGGGTGGCCAACAACACAACCGGCCCTTACACGCTGACCGTTAAGACCGCTGTTGCTTCTGGCGTCACGGTCAACCAGGGGTCTCGAACCATCTTGTACTCCGACGGCACTAACGTGGTGGCTGCAGATACGGGCGGACTATCCGTGCCGATCAGCATCTCTGACGGTGGCACCGGAGCCGTAACTGCCGGTAACGCCTTGATCAACTTGGGCGGAACGGCGACCGGGATTGCGATCTTTAACGCGGCTTCTCAATCAGCTGCCCAGGTGGCCATTGGCCTCGACCCAATTCAAGGTGGAACCTACTAATGGCCACGACCCCTGTCGTCTTAAAGTCCCTGCCAGGTATCAAGCGCGACGGTACCAAGTTTGAGGGTGACTACTATGTCGACGGGCAGTGGGTCCGTTGGCAACGGGGCCTTCCCCGCAAGATTGGCGGGTACTCGGTCATCAGCCGCTACTTGGCCGAGATAAGCCGGGGCGTCAAGACTTTTACCGAAAACGGCTTGACTTACTTCCATTCAGGAAGCGCCGGCTTTCTAGAACGCTTCACTATTGACGCTAGCGGCAACTCAAGCTTGACTTCAGACAGGACTCCCGCCACGTACATCGTCAATGACGATAACCTTTGGCAGTTTGATGTCATCTATGACACTCAGTCGATCCCGGCAGCCAACATGCTCGTGGCACAAGTGGCTCCTAATGCCGGTTGCGTCTGCAACACGGATGGCGGCCAGCTGTTCATCGGGCCTATGACCGGAACCAACCGCCTGACCGAGATAACGACCTTTCCTGCCGGTGTCAGCGTGACAGGGGGTGTTGTATCCTTGCACCCCTACCTGATGTACTTTGGCAATGACGGCGTAGTCGGCTGGTCAGTGCCCGGAGACCCAACAGATCTGACTGGCGTGGGATCAGGAAGTGCCCGCGTAGCAGGTCAAAAGATCATCCGTGGGCTTGCCCTTAGGGGTGGCCCAGGAAACGCGCCAGCGGGCCTCTTTTGGAGCGCAGATGCTGTTATCAGAGCCTCCTTTGTCGGTGGCCAAGAGATCTTTCAATTTGACACGATCAGCCCGTTTTCAAGTATCCTGTCCGCTAACTCTGTCATCGAGTATGACGGCCAATACTTCTGGCTGGGAACTGACCGCATGCTGATGTTCAATGGTGTGGTCCGCGAGATCCCCAACAACTTGAACATCAACTATTTCTATGACGGCCTAAATAGAGAAGCAGCCCAACGCGTCTGGGCATTCAAGGTTCCTCGTTATGGCGAGATCTGGTGGTGCTACCCAAGAGGCAGTGCTACCGAGTGCACACATGCCATCATCTACAACCTCCGCGAGAACACTTGGTACGACACCGAACTTCCCAACGGAGGCCGGACCGCTGGCGAATGGTCGCCTCTGTATGCTGCGCCACTTCTGTGCGGCCTGCAACAGTCGACCTTTATCGCCAACAACCGCGTGACCGAAAACGGCGACTTGCGGGTCACCCAGGACGACGACCAACGGATCGTGGTCCCAGAAGAGGGCTTTAAGGTCTGGCAGCACGAGCGTAGCATGAACGAGATTGACGGCCAAAACATCACGGCTGTCCCGTCATTCTTTGAGACGGCGGACATGACCTACCTGGCAGCTCCTGGAGGCGCCAAGGACAAGTACATTCGGGTCGAGTTTATCGAGCCCGACTTTGTTCAGTCCGGCGACATGACCGTCCAGCTGACCGGAAGGGCCAACGCCAAGTCCCTGGAAGTTGACGGACCCGTGCGCACGATCTTTGAAAACCCGTCCACCCCCTATGAGCAAGTGGTCTTTTTCAAAGAAGAACGGCGTGAACTGCGGTTCAAGTTCGGTTCAAACACCATCAACGGCGACTACCAGATGGGCCAAGTCATTGCCCACCTTGGCGAGGCTGATGGAACTGTACTCGGTGGCCTTAAAGAAAGCTCTACGTGATCACGCAGCCTGTTATAATAGGCTTGCGCGATTGGGCCGATCAGATCGTTATGGACCTGTCTACCTATGGCGCACTTGCACGGCTAGACGATGAGGACAAGTGGCAGGAATGGGCTCTACAGTTCTGCGTAATATCGGGACTCAGCCAAAAGAACGTTCCAAATCCATTTGACTTTGCCGACTGGCGCAGTTGGGCACAACGCTTTGTACAAATGGTGGACTAATGACCGATCAAGACTTCATTTTGCTGCTGAATCAAGTGGCTAAAAAAGCCAAGCCATTCAATGACGAGCTCCTTCCTGTAGACTCCATGGACACAGTCCTCGTGGAGACCGGCTTAGACAGCCTAGACACGCTCATGTGCACCGTCTACCTGTGCGAAATCTACGACGTAGAAGACGAAAAAAGCAAGGAAATGCGCGGGGCCACTCCTCAAGACCTGTTCAACTTCTTGAAAGAATGGGGTCGTCGACAACCGTCTGACCTAGCCCAAGCAAAAGAGTGGTTTGTATGAGAATCTTCCTCACGGAAAGCCGCACTGCGTGCACTGAGGATACGACTCTCTTTGAAAACCACACCTTTCCCCAAAAGGTTCACTTGTTTCCCGAGACTTACGCTCGGGTTAAGACCGGGTTGGTCTATCCAGCCCATCGAGTGGCAGAAAAGGTCTTAGATCAGGACCTTCTAAGGCGTCTTCGGGAGACCAAAACAGGCAAGACGGCCTTTCTCTTGGCTTCTGGCAACAGCAACTTTGCCAACGAGGGGGCCAAACTCAACCGAGAAAATGAGTGGACCTACAACTACAAAGTCCTGCCATTATCCCTGACCCAGATCTACGCTGGCCGGATTGCTGCGCAGTGCGGGGAGATCGACCATACTGCAACCGACGCCACGGCGTGCACTTCTAGCCTCAAGGTCTTGATGGACGTGCAGACCCTGATCAAGTTTTACGGCTTTGACCGGGTCATCGTACTGGCTGTCGAGGACCAGGTGAGCAATATGACGCTCCAGTTTTTTGGAGAAGCCAAGGCGACCCTGACCGAAAGCATGGCCGAGGCTCATCAGGTGGTCCCCAGTGCCTTCGATTCCAAGAATTTTGGGTTCTATATAGGCCAGGGCGCTGCGTTTGCCGTATTTGAGTCAGAAGAGGCTTTGGAACAGGGTGATTTTTCAGCTCGTGCCGAACTCTTGTCCGCTTGGACGGCTACCGAGGTGGCCACAAATGCCATCGGCCAACGAGAAGACGGGCAAGGTTTTAGACGTGCTATCGAGGGCGCGCTTAAACTTTGTCAAGTTTCCCCAGAACAAATTAAAATCGTCAAAACTCATGGCACTGGTACTGCGTCTAATAACGCAGCTGAAAAGGCCGCGCTAGAAAAGTGCCTGAGTGGATTTGTAGCAACATCGTACAAGCAGCGAATCGGCCATACGATGGGAGCGAGCGGACTGTTAGAGACCCTCTTGCTGTTCAATGATTTAGAAAAGGGAACTGTCCCTGGGATCTTAAATCGAACGGAGGAGGATCATGTGTTCCTTTCCGAAGCGGTTGAGGCCCCTAAAGGAACAGTGTTAAGCTTGAGTGCTGGCATGGGCAACGTGTTCAGCGCTGCGCTTTTCAACATGAGGATCTAACTATGCAACTCGTAGACAGCAGAGAACAAATGCTAGACCTCGGCGAGCTTCTAAAAGTAGCAGCTGAGAATACGCAATCAGAATACCCGATGGAATTCGTCTATGCCACCTTTGTCAAAGAGGTGCAGATGCCAGGGAGCAAATTCTATCGTTACGGCAATACTGTCTACGTCGTACATGGCTCTGAAAAAGAACCTAGGAAAGGCACGTTTCGGGCCTTGAATGCTGACACGGCCCCCAACTTTGCCGCCTCTGGCTTTGCATTTGTTGTTGATGCCTACAAGGCCGGCTTTGATACCTTGGTCACTCAGTTCCGAGATCAGAGCCTGATCAACATCTTCCGCAACGTTTCTAAAAATCCCCCTAACCCAGGCATGGGCTACAACGTGACTATGCTGGCTGATGGCCAGTATCAAGTGGCTCTCCAACTCGGACAAAAGCGTGAAGGAGCCCAGCAATGAGCGCGGTAGTTGATGTTATTGAGGACGTTGTCGGCGGCGTGGTTGAGGCCGTTGGCGATGTAGTTGACACCGTAGTTGATGTTGTCAAGGACGTCGGCCGAGCAGTTGATGACTATGTCATTCAGCCTATCTTAGATGACCCGGTGACGGCAATTGCTACGGTTGCCGGAGCTTATTTCTTGGGCCCGATGGCAGCCGGGTACTTTGGCACGTCAGCTGCAGTGGGTGCCGGCATAGCTGCTGGCTCAGCAAACGCGGCCGCTGGCCTTGTTCAAGGCGAGGACTTTGACGAAGCTATCAAGGGAGGCCTCATTGCAGGGGCGACTACTTGGGCTGGTGCAGAACTGTCTGGCCTTGGCGATACAGCAGTGGCTTCGCCTGATCCGCAATTTGACACGCTAGACGATCTTTTGGCGGCAAACAACAATTTTGAACCGTCTATTGGCGAAGGGGTTGCCCCACCATCCACGCCTCAGGTGACGGTTCCTCCTGCCGGATCGTCTTATGTTCCGGCGTCTGAAGTGTCATTTGATTTGGCAAGCGCCGCTACGGAGGCTCCTGCCAGCGCTCTTGCAACGCCTGCGCCGGCCGCTCCTTCCCCAAATATAAGCCCACTTGAGTCATTAAGTGCTCCTGGCCAGACGTTCACGCCAAACTATGACTTGTCAAGCGGAATTAAGCCAGCTTCTGGAGTTCGGGTTCCTAACTTTACTGCCGCGGATTCTGTTGACATCTTCGGCAATCCTAACTACGGCCTAGTCCCTCCTGGTACGTCAGGAGGCCCAGGCCTTCAAATGCCTACTGCTCCAAACCTTGCCAGTATGGGAGGAGGACAGGGAGTGACGGTTGATGTTCAAGGCTTGCCTGAGTTTAGGTATGCCGACGGAACAACGGACACTTGGCTTGGAGACAACGGCAAAGTGTACGGCCGTCCGACACCCGACGTGACCATAAGCGAAACGGCAATCACTCCTACGTCGCCGGGTATCACCTATCCAGAAATGACGCCTCCGCCCACCCTGGTTGACAAGGCTGTTGACTGGGCAACAGCAAATCCCTGGACAGCAGCAGGTATTGGTCTGTCGGCTCTGGGGGCTCTTGGCTCTCCAGGGGCCCCTGACGGGCCTCCTCCGCAAAAAGGATCTACTCAGGATGCAAACTTTACTAAGTCACTGGACTTGTATGACTACCAGCGGGACAGGGCCAACTACGGCGACGACCTAACAAGGTATGGTCAAGTTGGCCAAAGCAAGCCTGGCGAGCACCAGTTCTTTCAAAACACTCGGTTTGTTCCAATTCCTATTCCAGCAAAAATGGGCGGTCTGATTCAAATGAAACACTACGCACAAGGCGGCCAGGTTGATGGCATGCAAGATCCTCGACAGGCACAAATGATGCAAGCAATGGCCAGGCAGCAAGGCAGCCCTCAGATGCCGGCTTTTCAAGGTCGTCCTCCTATGATGCAGGGAGGCGCCTTGCCAGGTCGAGCAATGATGCCACAAAATGCTCAAGGCATGCAGCAGCAAGGTCGTCCTCCTATGATGCAACAGCAGCAAGGTCGTCCGCCTATGATGCAGGGAGGCCTTCAAGGTATGCAGCAGGCTCGCCGGCAGATGCCGCAACGTCCCAAAGACCCTAGGATGGCCTACTACCAGTACGGCAACGCTCCTCAAGCAAGGGCAGAAGGCGGACTGAGCCGGGTTCAGAGCATGCAAATCGGCGGTGGTGCAGACGGCCGCTCTGACGACGTGAATGCTCTCTTGTCCGACGGCGAATACGTGTTTGACGCCGAAGCAGTAGCAATGCTTGGCAACGGTTCGTCTGAAGCAGGAGCCAAAAAGCTTGATGACATGCGAGCAAAATTACGCCAACACAAGGGCAAAGCCTTGGCCGGGGGGAAAATTAGCCCAGATGCCAAGAGCCCTCTGTCATACTTAAAGGGAGCCTAATATGAGCGTGCTGGATTTTCTGTTTCAGGGAAGTCCGCCAGCGTCTGTCACGACGTATGGCGAGACAACCTCCAACGTACCTACTTGGTATTCTGACTACACTCAAGGCCTGATTAGCCGGGCAAACGCAATTGCCGCCGAGCCCTATCAGCCGTATAGTCAGGCAAGGATTGCTCAGTTTGACCCCATGCAGACGAAGGCCTTTGAGCAGGCCAACCAGTTGTCTGGGCAATACCAGCCTCTGCTAGATTCGTCTAGATCTGCAATCTCTACGGCAGGATCTGGCAGCTCTGTTGGCGCGGCTTCGCCCTACATCCAGCAGGCTCTCCAGTATAACCCCTCCACGGCAGCAGCCGGGGCTCTTGGCCAAGCCAGTCAATACGTGCAGCAGGGTTCTACCGGAACAGCCGGCCTTGCAAGCCCATACATGCAGCAGTCGTCTCAGCTTTCAAACCAAGCTGCTCAGACGGGCTTAGGCGGCATTCAAGACTACATGAACCCCTATCAGGATCAAGTAGTCAACCGCATTGGTGAACTTGGTGCCAGAAACTTGCGAGAAAATCTGTTGCCCAGCATTCAGGACCGAGCTATTCAAGCCGGCACGTTT